GGATTTAATAAGGACTACTTTCCCGCTAACCCTCGATTTAGTAGAGAGATAAGAATAGAAAGAAATAATACTTGTATTTATGCTGGTACTTCTTCTGCATTATCTGCTTTGGGTTATAACGTATATTCTGCAGTTATTGACGAGGCTAATTTCCTTGAAGTAACCGAGGATTCTAAAAAATCAAATGATGAGATGTATGATGCGGGTGAAGAAATGTATAATGCGGTTATGAATCGTATGACTTCTCGTTTTATGAGACAGGGTAAGATACCTGGAGTAATTGTTTTAATTAGCTCTCCAAGATATCCAGACTCATTCCTAGAACGTAAAATAAAAGAAGGTAAATCAGTGGGTATAGAAAAATTAAATATGTTTATAAGAAGCCGGAGTTTATGGGAAGCTAAAGGTAAGAAGTATTTTGATTTAGATAATTATTTTGTTATTGATACCGATAGTCTAGAAATAATAAAAGAGGTCGGGAAACTCAAAGAGTTATGAGTTTTGATAAAACTAAGTTTGTTTCTCCAATACTTATGGGCGGACTTGGTAATAACCTATTTCAAATAGCTACAGCTTTAAAGTATTGTGATGATAATAACTATCCAGTAATTTTTGGATACTGGAGCAGTTATAACTCTTGTAAAGCCTTACCCAATAATCACCCCTCTAATGCAGCGGGTAAACCCAATCCTTATTTCCAACCGTGGGGTGGATGGCCTGGAACTGATTATCCCGATTTCTATTGGCATAATTTCTTTCCACAGCTGCCTTTTTTTCATAACCCCGATAACACCAAGGGTAGTGAATTTAACACTCTTGAAGAGGACGATAAGTACGCTTATAGGGCTGATACAGGTCAAGGTGGGGAATACGTACCACTGGATACAAAACCTGGCCAGCAATTTATGGGATATTTCTTCAATAAAGAGTATTGGCACCCAAGTAGGGATCTTATTTTAAAATATCTTTCATTTAGGTCTAAGTATTATGAAGATTCAGTAAGCTATCTGCTACACGTCCATAAAAGTATGAGTACTGTTTCTTTGAATTTTAGATTACCTGAATTAGAATACGCGGGGGATAAAGAATTAATTAATGGATTAGAAGAAGACTTAGAAAGTATAGAATGGATTGAAAGAGCTATAAATTATTTCCCTGATACTAGTTTATTTGTAGTAACTAGTAATAAGCCCCAAGAAGCAAAAAGGCTATTAAGAGAAAGGTTCCCAGATAAACATTTCTATTTTATTGTAGGCAGCCCTGCTTTTCAAATGGTTAGTTCTGTTGCCTGTTCTCATCATATACTAACTAGTTCTACTTTTTCTTTTTGGTGTTGTTACTTAGACCCTAAGCAACCAATGGGTAATACTATATATTCACCTAACTTTACTAATAGACATTCCAGCACTATGATTCCTTATGGATCTTGGGAATGTATTGAATGATAGTACTAGATCTGGAGACTACTGGATTTAGCCATAAAAAAGATTCAATTATTGAAGTATCGGCAATTAAATTATCTAGGATGAAAATTGTAGATGAGTTTAATACCTTAATTAATCCCTTAAAACCAATCCCAAGTAAGATAAGTACGCTTACCCGTTTAACCGATGAAGACTTAGCAGATCAACCCACCTTTGATGAAATAGCTTCAGATTTATTCGAATTTATACGGGGAAATCGTATTATTGGCTATAATATTTCGTTTGATAAGCGTTTTTTATGCGCAAATGATAGAAGATTCTCTTGTTTAAGATACCAGGATTACTTAAAATATGTTAAGAAGAAAAGACCTAATTTAAGATCTTATAGCCTTGTTGCAGTTGCAAGACACTTTGGATATAGGAAGGATTCAGTTCACAGAGCAAGAACTGATAACGAGTTATTAATTAAAGTAATGAGAGTTATAGGATGTTAAAGTTTCAATATTTAAAAGAGGAAAATATTATGGCTACATTTGAAAGTTGCATAGATAAAGTCTTAGAACATGAAGGTGGATATGTAAATGATCCGACCGACATGGGAGGAGAGACTAATTTCGGTATAAGCAAAAAGGCTTATCCTGATGTAGATATTAAAGAGCTAACTAGAGACGATGCTAAAGCTATTTATAAAAAAGATTATTGGAAAAGATATAAGATCGAGAAAATGCCCGAAGAATTGCGCTATATTTATTTTGATATGGTTTTGAATATGGGATACGGTAATGCGGCTAAAGTAATGCAAAGGACTGCTAATGCTAAGAATTCAGCTTCGGAGAGAATCCAAGTTGATGGTAAAGTTGGACCAGCAACCCGCAAAGCGTTAAAGAACGTGGAATTAGAAAGAGTAAGATCTGAAAGGGTTTTATACTACGCTAGATTAGTTACAAAAAAGCCAGAACAACATAGATTTTGGTTTGGATGGTTTAGGAGATCATTAGAGGTTTAATATGGATATGTTCCTTTTCTGGATTGAAACCGTATTAGAAGAAAGGCATTTCCCCTTTATTGAATTTTTTGTGCTTGGTAACTTGATTATGCAACTCTTGATATTAAAACATTTATATCAATTAAAGGACCAACTAAAAGGAAAGTGATGGCTACTGAAGAAAGTAAAGAATTGTATTTCTATGACCCTAATGAATTATCCTTACGGCTAGATCAATCAATAGAAGTCTTAAAAGAATTTAGAGAATCTTTACCCCGAGAGTTAGGGGAAGGTGGTAAAGTAACCCGATCAGAAGTAGGGTACCTCCAAGCAATATTAAACATAATCGATTATATTGAAGTACCGAGTTATATAAACGATGAAGCATCGGCAGAAGCATGAAGTGGTCTAAAGAAGCAATTACTTTTTACTTAGGATATATAGGGATAATGATGCTAATAGCCTTAGCTCTAGTTTTATTATCCGGTTGTGAAGATGAAAACAATTATTATAACGTTTTCGGAATTGAAATTAACGAAGAACTTAACATGGAACAAGATAGCTTGTTTTTATTCAATGGCGCAAATCAAGATACCTCTAGAACTTAAAGCTAATTACTTAAGAGACCCGGAAAACTTTTTAAGGGATATTGCTTGCGTGCCTACTGAATCAACTAGGCCTTTTATAAAGAATAAAAAGAAGATTGAGATAGTTCACAATAATGCACATAATAATCCTTTTATTGAAGAGAAGAGGGGATTCAAAGAGGGCTGGGGACCTAGTGATGGTACTTTACTATTCCCTCGTTATATGCATATTGACTTGGGATTAAGAAAAGATGCTGTAGGAATTTCAATGTGTCATGCTTCCCATTTTGTTGATAGGCAGAAGGTTGAGATTGAAGCTTTTGGAAATAAGATGAAAAACATTAGACTACCCTTTATTAACTTTGATTTTGTGGGTAGAGTTCAAGCAGCAAAAGGCGAAGAAATACTTTTAAGTGAAGTAAGAGAAATTATTTATACAATCCAACGCTTAGGATTCTATTTAGGTTTAATTACCTTTGATGGATTCCAATCAGTAGATTCAATTCAAATATTAAGGAATCAAGGTTTTAAAGTAGGTAGGCTATCTATTGATAGGACTTCTACTAAATTAGTTTTAGATAAAAGATCTAAGACAGGAGATGGGTTAAAAAGATTAAGTACTGAAGGCCAAACAATGGCAGCTATGCAAGGCTTAAAAGATGCTTTGTATGATGATCGTTTAGCTATTCCCTTTCATGAATACTGGAGGAAAGAGGCAATCGGTGCTGAAATAGATTATAAGAAGAACAAGGTTGACCACAAACCTAGAGGCACTATTGATATGCTCCAAAGCATGGCAGGAAGTGTTTACAACCTAATTAATAATGAGAAAGAATATACCTCTGAAGAGGCAAATATAAACCAAGGTACCAGCGATGATTTCGGTGATGAACTTAGTTTTGATGACTCTTATATGTATAATTGATAAGAGGAAAATACCAATGAGTAAGTTAAAAGAGTTTTGGGATAACATAAGGCCTTACAGCCGTAAAGAATTGGATGCTCAAACAGCAAAAGCTGCTGAAGATGGAATCCAAGAAGAAAAAGCTTGGAGGCTAAAAAATACAGATACTACAAAGCCTTTTCAGGATAGTTTTGTAGACGATCACCCACAGGATAACTTTTTCTTATATGAACATGAACAACCTCAAGTAAAGAAGGAAGCTAAATCTCAAAGATTGATTGAACGTTTCTTAGGGGGATATACTTTCTTTGGTAATTCTTATCCCAACATGAGATACAGTCAAACTACTTCTGAATTGCACCAAATGCAGGAAGCGGTTCTTTATAAATATTTTAATGATCCCCACTGTAGATCTATTATTGAAAACTGGACTCATTATACTATAGGAGGCGGTATAAAAATAGAGGTAGATAATAAGAAGGTTGAGAATGTTCTAAATCAATTTCGATATAATAACACGATGGTTAAAAGAGAAAAAGACTTTGTTAAGATGGCTTTTATCGAAGGTGAATTATTTATCGGTTATTATATTAATCCGATTTCAGGGGAAGTTAAAGTTAGACGTATAAGACCTCAAGAGATAATGGATGTTGAATCTCATCCACAAGATATTGAAACTAAATTGGCCTACCATTGGGATTATGACTATACTCCAACTGGTACTAAACAGGCTTATAAAAAAGATGTATGGGCTAGAGATATTGGATATGATGAATTAGCTAAGTCTGCATTTGGTCAAGCAAGGGGTTATGTATCTAAGAATAAGTTAGCTGATATGCCCGCTATCCAATTTATTAAGATGGGTATTGATACTGAAATAAGAGGTAGAGTTCCTTTACAACCCGTTATGAGACACTTAAAGTATTATGAAGATTGGTTAATGGATAGAATAAGATTAAACCATGAACGTTCCAAAGTTGTTTGGGTAAAAGAAATATCGGGAAGGATGCCCGAAACTACAGAAAGGAAACGTAGATCACCAGCTGGTGGGGTTATGCTTATTGAAACCGAGAATGTTAAATATAGAATTGAGAAACCTCAAATTAATTCAGATGATGCAAAAGAAGATGGATTAGGTATTTTATATACTATCGGGGCTGGAACAAATTTACCTATACATATATTAAATCAAAGGGCTGACCAAAACGTATATGCTTCTATTAGAAAAGCTGATACACCGTTCAGTCAATATATAAGGGGTAAACAAGAATTCTTTGGTGAGGCTTTTGAAACTATGTATAGAGAAGTCCTTAAACAAGCGGTTAAAGCAGGTAAACTACCTAAGACGGTTAGGGTACCTGAATATGCTCAAGAATCATTAATTAATGTCTTATCAGATATTAACCACATGGTAATTGAGGGTAAGGATACTGATTCTATAAAGGAAGCTGCACAAAAGATGATGGCAGGTAAGAAGGTACAAATGAAACCGGTTAACACAGTAGATATACCGATGAGTTTAGAATTCCCTGAAATCATTAAAGAAGACATGGAAGCTCAAGCTAAAGTTATGCAAATACATAAATCGCTTGGGATTGTCTCCTCCGCTACGCTCGCTAAAAGGGCTGGGTATAATTGGAGACATGAGATGCAAGCTATGATGTCTGAGGCACCAACGGATACACCACAACCAGAGAAACCAGAAGAGAGGGAAGACAATGGACAAGATTAAAGGATTTCACGTAGAACCCGAAGAAGCTCATGAAGCTTCTGAAGAGTTGGATGGAATAGTACAAGAGATGTTAATAACGCTTAGGTTAAAAGGCCAGAATCAATTATATTGTTTTGATGTTACTGAAGATAAAGTCTTGAGGAATCACAT